TGACTGTTGAACCCATCTCCCGCGGGTCTTCCGGTATCAAATTCTTAGCCAGGCATTATTCGCCTGAAGTTTGGACCGGAGACGGAACCACAACGTGCGATGTTCTAAGACAGGTCGCCAAATTTCATGCTTCAGTCCACATGACAACCAATGTCACACCTAAGATGAAATTTCTTGAGAAGATACGCTGCTTTAGTTTGTCTGACTTAAATACGCCAATCATTGGTGATTTATGCCAAGCGACACTCAAGATTACTGGCCCATTGACCTACAACGCATTGTTGGCCCCAATCAGCACTTGGATCTCCAGATATCCTGTGGAGAGTCAATACCCTAACGACAAGGCTGATTGGATGTTAGCGAATGTTCAACAGCAAATGCCTGAATTTGAATATAAAAGGTTCTTAGTTTGGTGCTCTACTTGCACCACTGTTGAACACCTCATGGCCCCACCCATGTTTATGGCACCGATCGCTGCCAAGTCAGATATTCCTGTCATAGTGGATGGTGAAAGCCTTGATGTTAAACATACAGTTGTCGCGAAACCTCCTGATGGAGGGCTACCCACAACTGAAACCAAAATTCGTCTAACGAATGGTGATGAAAAGGATTGGTTGGTCGAATTAAATGATAGGTTAATGCAGACCCAACCACAGGTCCCGTGCTCTCCACCAAAGGGAATTGCCACAGCGAAAAATGTAAGTAATGGCAATAAAAAGAAAATAAAGAGCAAGAAGAATGGCAACGTCTTTAGAAGTGACGTTGCTGTTTGGCGTAAGCCAACTTAGTCGGGCACACTTGGGTGCCCGGTTATTTGAGTTTTAATTGAGAATACGTCACTGTAATTGTTAAAACAATGAGTCAAAAGCTGTTACGCGAAGCCTTACAGAGCTTACCTTTTCAAAAAGGTAGGCGACCACGCAGAAAGCCTGCTAGACCTCCTCCTAGACAACCAAAGCGTCGGAAACCACCTCGGATTCCTAAGAATCGTCGTGGCGGGTTTAATGCACCAGCCCTTGGTGCGAAGCTTGGGTCTTATTTCGGCCCAACCGGCAAAACACTTGGAGGCATGGCCGGCAACTTGTTTCGACAGGTTACCGGTTTTGGAGATTATAAAGTCTCCAGAAACTCGTTGGTCGGGTCAATGGACCAGCTGCCGAGTTTTAAGAACATGTCCTCGGGCACTCGAATTCAACATCGGGAATACTTGTTTGATGTCATAACCTCTGACACACCCGGTGCTTTCAACATTGAAAAAGTGCCTATTCAACCAGCCCTTCTTGAGGCTTTTCCTTGGTTATCTGCTTCGGCGGAGAATTACCAGGAATATCAACTTAATGGCGTGGTTTATGAATTTAAATCTAATTCTTATGACGCCTTGGCATCTACAAATACCGCATCAGGTACTGTCGTGATGGCCACGGACTATAATGTCCTTGACCCTCCGTTCGTCAATAAGTTTCAGATGGAACAAACGCAATTTACTTGCAGTGGCAAACCTTCAGTCAATTTACTGCACCCTATTGAATGCAGCAAATTGGAAACCCCCACTAATGTATTGTATACGCGATCTGGACCCGTTACTACCGGGGATTTGCGTTTATACGATTGGGGTAATTTCTATATTGCCACTGTGGGTATGCAAGGGGCAAGCACCAACATTGGTGAGCTTTGGGTTACATATGATATTACATTATTGAAACCCAAACTCAATTCAACTGTTGATGTTTATGATCATTACCTACTTAACCCTTCTTCCTCCGATTCCGGTGGTCCTAATTATTTTGGCACCACTGGGGCACCACCTACGCTTACTAGCGACTCCGACCTTGGTACTACACTAGAGTCGGTGGATGGTACTAACTTAGATATCATTTCCTTTCCTGTGGGTTACACAGGTAAGGTCATGGTTGTTTATCGGATTGGCG